CATAATCTCTTGGGCACCGCTGTATTTGTGTGCCGCAATAAGAATAGTTTGGTCAGGTACATACATAGCATACCATAACAAATATGCGCCAGCCGCAGTCGACTTGCCCATTTGTCTACTAATAAGTGCTATACTGTAGCGGTGATTGTGATAAGCGTCAAGCAGTTCTTTTTGAAAGTCGAACAAGTCAAACTTTAATCTGCCTTTGACTGGATGCTGTATCCATACAAAGTTCTCAATAAAATATTGAGGATCTTGTGTACACTTAACGATCTCTTCAATTTGTTGTTGATTGAATTTCTCACGTTTATACGGGGTTTTGATTAAGTTTGTATCTACACTCATTATAGTAGTACTTATGTGAAGTCTGGGGTGCTTTTCAATTCGTGACGAGCTTTTGCAGTTTTTGCCCTTTTATTCATTACATCGCCCATCCATTTATTTTGATCTTTTCGATCATCTGGATGAACTTGTTTAGGTGGATCTTCATACGATCTTACAGTTACGCCGAGACTGCCAGTATCGTCGCCTGTATCATTTCTTGTTACGTTACCTGTAGGATATTTTTTTCTATACGCACGATCTTTTGCCTGAGCCTCTGCTCGTTCTCGGTCATGTTTGTCTTGGAAATATGCTCTAGTATCAGCAGTTCCGTCTGGTTTTACATAGCCAGCATCTTTAGCCTTTTTCTGAGTTGCTTTCATTCTCTGTTGCATCTTATGCTTTGTTCCATATGCAAAAGGTGTGTTAGGTTCGAAGTCATCCATACCTTTTTTCTTAGGCGCCCAGTCAGATGGTCTAAGTTTTGGAGTTTCTTCTGGATCTCCTGGATCTTCAAATAATTCTAAGATTCTCATATTAGAGACCTGCGTTTCGTTTAAGAAGTTGTAATTCTTGATGTTCTGTTACAATCTCTTTGGCGGCTTCGATAGCGGCTTCGAACATTATGTTTTGTATATGTTGTCTTGCAACTGAATCTGTAACTCCTATAGTCTTAAGAGCACCTCCTGCATCACCTTGTGCAAACTGCTTAAATGCTGTTGGGTATTTATTTTTTACTTTATCTCTTATCTCGACTGCTTTATCAACATTCATTCCTGGCGGAGCAAATGCTCTTCCAAGTATAGAACCAACATTTGCATATTTTCCGTAAATTTGGCCCATCTTCTGTATCCATGATGGGTTTTGTTTAACAAAGGCTTTAACACCTTCTTTGCTACTTGGATCATATCCAAACCCTCTCATATACTTTCCTATCATTGGGAAATTTGCTGTAGCTGATTGCCATTCGCTCCACCACTCATTAATTGGTATATTAGAGATATTTTCATCGACTGATTCACCTGTTACAGGTTCGTTTGTTGGAACAATTTTAAATGCTCTCCGTATAACTTCAATCATGCCTTGCATGTGCTTGTCCATTGTAACTATTTGATCAGTAAGATCATAAGCACCACTTGCGCCTTCAGCTCTGTCTAGATCCTCTAACTCTCCAATTTGAGCCATAAGTCTATATGCAGACTTTTCTATTTCCTCTAACTGGTCCATCTTTTTATCATCTATTTGATCTTCTTTGAGATATGTTTTAAGTGTTTTCATTATAATCCTGCATTTCTTTTTAACATTGCTAGTTCTATATCAGCTTGTGAAGTGTCATCACAACTTGGTCCACAGTTACAACTTGATGTACAAGCACCGTCACATGAACAACTAGATCCACAACCACATGCACTCTCAGTTACTGATTCCATAGCATCTCCGCCTTCTAAGTGAGCTATGCCATCTTGTTGCATACCTTGTTCACTAAATGAAACTTCCATACCAATCATCTCACTAATAGCTTTTTCAAAACCTGTATCTGTATATACAGTCCAAGGACCGTCGTGTTGAACTGTAACACTTACATATCCTTCTTCATCTTTATCCATATTATAGTCTGTAACTGTAACAGTTTTTGGATTAGGTTCATCTCTATCCCAAATGCTGTCACCAGCTAGTTCTATTTCCATTGGAAAGTTTGGCTTACTAGGATCTTCTTTAACGTATTTGTGTAAACCGTATCCTAGCTTTTGTTTTACTGCTTCTACTTCGATACCAGCCATTGCATCATAGTGTGCATCTTCCAATGCACCATACAAGTTGTCAAATGCTTCTTGTATAGCGCCAAAGTCTTGACTACCGCCAACATCAACTACTGCTTTAGCAAGGCCGCCTTCATCACGGAAAACTTTTTGCAATCGATTGATTTGATCCATTGCACCATTAAACGTTTTGTCTACTCTCATTTCCTGTGATGTTGGCATTATCTTTTCCTTACTTAATACCTGACAGGGTTCGAAGTCTTTCTAGGCTTTCACTTTTGTTACCTAATCCAGGAGTTCTTCCTTTAGCGGCTTCTCTAGCTGCATCTGCATCATCACCGCCAATAACATCGCCTGTTTTCGTATCGATAACAGTACCAGAGTTTGGATCAACTTCTAGTGTTGTTGGAATTCCACCAACTGTACCTGGTACTAGTGTACCTAGTTGATCTAATGGCAATCCATCTCTATCAGCATACTCTTCAGCATCTTTTCTCATTTGTGCTGTAATCTCAGGTGCTTTGGGTTTTTCTTTCCCATCACTCGGAGTAGCTGGATCAGTAGGTGTTGGACCTATTGCATCTGGTGGTCTTGTTCCTGAAGCAGGAGGTGTAGGTGTTGGACCTATTGCATCTGGTGGTCTTGTTCCTGCGGGTGGATCTGCTGGTCCGCCAGGTTCTCCCATACCGCCCATTGGATCTTCTGGATCATCTCCTTCATCTCCTGGTGCACCGCCAAATGGATCAAATATTGGATCTGATTTAGGTGGTGTAGGTGTTGGACCTATTGCATCTGGTACTCTTGGAGCTGGTTCGCCACTAGGTTCTCCCATGCCGCCCATTGGATCTTCTGGTTCGTCGCCTTCGTCACCCGGTGCGCCGCCAAATGGATCAAATCCTCGTTTACCTTGTAAACTTTGTGGAGGTTCTTGAGCTCCAAATGGATCAAAGCCTCTTTGATTCTTTAATCTTGTTTCTGGTTCTTGCGATCCAAATGGGTCAAATCCTCTTTGGTTTTTTAACCTTGTTTCTGGTTCTTGCGATCCAAATGGGTCATACCCTCTTTTGTTTTCTAGTCCGGGTCTTTCCATTATGGTTGATTCAGTTAATCCTGATAGTTTACGCATTCTATTCATATCTGCATGAAGCTGTTCTACTGCTTCTACTTGATATGTTTTACCGTCTACTTTAAACTCTTTTTTACCAGCTTTTTTAGCGTTTGCTAATGCGCCAGTAAATTCATTACCTTCATTTGGTTCTTCATTCATAGTTGATTCCTTTGGGTTTGGATCGATAATATTGCCATTTTCATCGCGTTGCGAGACGTAAGTACTATTTAAAGTATCCTCGTCTCTATCGTTGTAGAGTTTATCAAAACCGACTTTATTTGTACGATCACGCCTGTCTTGTTCACGCTTCATTTGTGCTTTAAGTACATCTCTAGGAGGAGTAAGTCCATATTTTTGAAACATCTCTTCTCTCTCTTTTGAAGTCTGTATATTTCTTCCCAACGCATCCAACTTCAAATCCCAATTAGGATCTTTTGGATCTGCTGGTGAATCGCCATCTAAATCTTTTGGATCAATCTTTGTGTCGATTGGATCCTTAGGTTCTTCTGCTTTTCCTGGTTCTTCAATGTACCAGCCTTCGTCCGGATCTCCGATCTTTGGTTTTGGTGGTTCTTCTGGTCCACCACCTGGTATTGGAATTGGAGGTCCTGGCTCTGGTCTTGGCTCTGGAATTGGTTCACCTGGTGGATCTTTTGGCTTTGGACCTGGAAACGGAGTTGGGTCCTCTGGTGGCCTTGGAAACGGAGTTGGGTCATTTGGTGGACCTGGATCCGGCATCGGTGGCCTTGGAAACGGAGTTGGGTCATTTGGTGGACCTGGATCCGGCATTGGCATTGGATCTGGATAATCTGGATCTCTTGGATCCGGCATTGGATCCGGCATTGGTGGCCTTGGCATTGGATTCGGCATTGGATCCGGCATTGGCATTGGCATTAGATCTTTTGGACCAGTATGGAAGTTTGGATCTTTCAACCCTATTACCTTCCTAGGCGCTTCATCCAGTTTATAATTAAAATACGCTTCGCTAAGTTCTTCTGTTGTCAAATCTTTGTAAACGGAACTTTCGTCCATTGAAACTGGCATTCCGTTTGCTCCCAAGTATCTACGCAGACTTAAATCTGCTGGACTACCTAGTGTGCCTTTGAATTCTTGTGGGTTTGCTTTAGTGGTAACATTTTCTCCGGGCATATCTTCTTCCACTGGAGCATTTCCTACTAGTTTATTTAATTGCTCAGGACTAACCAAGGCAATCATTGCTTTCATATCTTCTCTGCCATCAACTGTTGGCTCTTCAATTACTTGCTGTTCCACTTCTTGTGGTTCAACCGCAGGTGTATCACTTCTTTGAATTCCTGCCAATTTGTATAAGTCATTTAAATCCATTGTTTTACACCTTATATTCTTTGTTGAGTTGGTTTGTTGGTTGAGCTTTAACAAATTTATCAACAAACTCGTTACCGTAATGCTCACTGTGATCTACTTTTTCGGAATCGCTATAATCTGCGTCAGCTAATACACTTTTGGGTTCTTCGTCTTTTGTTTCTTCTTCAACGTCCCAAAGCTCTTTAGCTTCTAGCATATTATTAACAATCATACTGCCTAGGCTTACTCCGCAAATTCCTGCAATTTCTTCTTGCAGGCTATTTGGTGTTGCTGGAAGTTTTGTTTTAATGTCGTACATGTATACTTCCTGTGCGCCTTTATCTTCAAAGCCCCTAGGTGTGTGCATAATAGTTTTCTTTGGTGAGCTCATGCTCTCCATATTGTATTTGGCCATATGTGATTCAATACGGTCCATATGTTCATCTGAAATCTCGTTAAGACTACGAAGTCTGAACTCATAGGATTTTTCAGATTCAGCTAGATATTGTGTCAAACTTTTCATCGCGATTTCCTTCGTTATAGTTATTTATCAGGCTTACCCATTTTTTCGATGACAGCATTGATTAAACTATTGCGATCTTCGAACTCTTCTGCTTCGCCTTGAATAGCATCATCTTTGCCGCTATCTTTAGCTATCTGCTGATCCAACTTAGCTTTTTGAAGCTGTAGTTGTATCATCTTTAATTTTTTATCCATTTTAGCTGTCTTAGCTGTAATAGCATTAGTCATCATTTTACTTGCTGTATCAAACACAGCCGCTGCATGCCTATCTTCAACATTTTGTCCAAGATCCATAAGATCCTGAAAGGCATGCATAGCTTTATCAGCATACTTGTCCATATCACTATCTAATGTTTCCATATTTCTAACCATTGGTAGTGCGGCATCAATTTTATCTGCTTGATCTAATTGTTCTTGTAGTTGTGGTAAATCTAACCCTTGGGTAATAGGTTCTTCTATCGGTTCTCCATTCATAGGAGGCAAATCAAATACATCTTCAATCTTGCTACTCATCTTCTTTTCCTTCTCTTAGGCTGTTTAGGATTATTAAACAACTCATGTTCTGTTAATACACGAAATCCAACGCCTTGATGTTTACAGAATACTTTTGCAGCTTGCCATTTTGCTTCATTTACTATAGCCGCTGCTTTTTGCATTGGACTTTTTGCATGTGCTAGTGTTTGTCCTGCTGGTTTTATTTCAATCATCTCTGCTTTTCGTTGTTTATTTTTATCTTCGTATACTATAAAAAAGTCTGGCACATAATGTGTATTTTTACCTGTTGCTGGATTACGATAAGGTATTCTATGACTTTCGCTAGCCCAGGCTAGGATGTTAGGATGATCATCTAGTATACGCATAAACTTTAATTCCCAGCCACTTCTATACTTAGGACGATGTTTACCCACATACTTGCTACGATTTTTTACTTCGTATATACCCTGTTGAAAATTATTTGCCATTCTAGTAGTATTTATTACTAGTTTGATATCACGAATGTTTGACCATCAATATTGCGTAGGACTTCATTTGATCTTAAAGTCTCACCTCGAAATATTCGTTGTCCTATACTGGTTACAGCCTGTTGTGCTGGTCTATTAGCCACAGTTGAAGCAACTGTTGACAGTATATTCTGTTGTCCTGCTTGTGTTGCATTAATATCAGCTGACCCTAAACTTCCAATATTTGCGTGTTCAGATTGAAATGATACATTATATATTAAAGGAGCACTAGCACCAAAGTCTAATGTATCAGCTTGGACATTTAACATCATGTTGTTATATAAGTTTGTGACTCTCCCGCCTTGTGCAGTATCAGTATTATATATTCTAATCTCTTCAAACATAAATCTACTATCTGAACTGATACTTTTAGCGCCAAACTGATGTGCATCTCCTGCGGCAAACTTTGCGTTTAGTATTTCATAACCACTAAAGTTCTTAGAGTCCATGTCATGACCTTGAAAGTAATGTGCAGCATATGCTTTCATTAGTGTTGAAAACTGATTATCTTTAGTATCATAAAAACTAATACTAGTGGGAGAAATAGTCATTTTAGTAGGAATATGTCTCATACGATTATATTGGTTCAGTGTTTGCATACCATAATCGAAATCCGGCATGCTAGCTGACATCACTCTATCGAAGATAAAAGTTCTGCCAAAACTATTATCTTCCATAGCAACATTTTCGTTAAGAACAATTTCCAGCTTAAACTGGTATTTCATTCGAGGTGCTTTGACCATTACTGGGTCGTCTACACCAAAATGCTCTGCGGCTGGGTTATAAAAGCCGGTATTACTTGTTAATCCCATTGGCTACCCCTTAACTATTGGTGCCTGCGCCTGTTGCATTACTCAATGTTTGATCTAATGTTGCACCTGTTAATGTTGCATTACCAGCAGCATCATAAATTTCTGCATTATCGTATCTAATAGATACAGTAACTTGAACCTGATCACTACTTGCATACGCCATATCACCATATTGAATATTTTGAATGTATGCACCAGCTAATTCAAACTTATCTAATACACCTGGTGTAGGACTTGCACCGTCTAATGTTTCAAACAATAACTGGAACTTATAAGCACTACCTGATCTTGGTGAACTTTGATTTGCATGATCAACTTGTCTATTAAGTTGTCCATTTAATTCTCTTATTACTACACTATCTACGTCATCTCTAAAAGTGACTGTTACTGGTTCCCACATATGTTTACCTGCAAGATAGATTTTTGAATTGTACATATCCAACGGAATTTCATCGTGTGTGAGACTTGGTCTACTTACACTAATTACACTTCTCGTAGGAGTTGCACTAAAGCCCTCTCCAATAAACGTTGCTCTAAAACGATATTGTAGTTTGGGCATAATAGTTGTGGTGTTACCTGTATTGTCTGGTACACCTAATGTTGTTATAACTGCCATGTGAATCTCCTCGTTATACCGGCTGTTAGTATTTATCGAAATGAGCTCAAAAAAAATGGACAGCCGAAGCCGTCCATTAAGTATTCTGTTAATTTTTTAACTTGTAGTAGATAATGTTCCTGTATTCACCAATCTAATCGGAACATAAATGAATTCTGCTGCTTTTGAAGGTTCAATAGCAACATCAACATAAAATTCGTTACGATCAATTCTTGCTGGTGTATTGTTTGTATCATCACATACTACTGCGAAGTCATTGAGACCTCTTCTACTAAGGATGTCTGATAGGAATCTTTCAAACACTACTTTGGCCCTAGCTCTTGTTTGTGCATCATTAATCTCAAACAAGAATGGACGAGCAATGTCATCAAATCTTTCACGCAAGTAAGCAACTAGACGTGCGACATTAACTCTATCCAAACTACTTGCTGTAGCATGTAAAGTTTTCTGTCCAAATACTATTGTTCCTTGCCCTGGGAAGGTTGCAATTGGATTCAATTTATCAGTATACATAGCATCACGTTGACCTTGTGTTAAACTAATTGCTTTGAATTCACCTTCTGTTGTAATATGTCCTACTGCACTTGCATTTTGTACAACACCTCTTGTAGTTCCTGCTGGAGCAAACCATTGGAAACTAATGTTGTCGTTGTACGCATATGTGTATAGTGCCATATGACTTGGAGGAACAACTACAGTATTACCTTCTACTGGTTCTGTAGTGTTTCCGCTTGGATAGTAAACTGCACTGTATGTGTTCTTTGTTACTAGTCCATCTTCTCCATTTTCTGTTGCATTTCCACTGTTTTTAGTCCAGTTAACAACGTCAGTTGGATTTTTACGCATTGGCGAGTCAATAATAATAAACGCTGTTTCGCCTCTATCACTATTAAGTGTTACCATTTCGTCTACTAGCTCAGGATAATTCGGAGCCGCTAACAAGCTGTACTTGTATTGTGGATCTCTAAGATCTGAACCTGCTGCTACTGCCTGCATTGCAGTTGCAATAACACCACGTTGTGCATATCTACCAAAACGTCCGCTACCATCTGCATGATTGCTTACGCCATTTCTCCAAGCAGTTCCATTCCATGCTCGAACTGTGTTTTGACTCTGTCCCATATTGACAGCAACCATTCCATTTGGATATACAGCTGGATTTGGTCCGCCACTAATAACTGTAGCATCACCGCCATTGGTTGCATCTGCAGCTGTGTCTGTAATATCAGCAAACAATACACCTGTTGTGGTTGTTTGATCTGAGTTTGTATGTGAAATCCATGCCGCACCATTATAAACTTTAATGTGTGGATAAGCACGTTCGTTAGTTTGATTCTCTGCCGCTAGCGAAATGTCTACCCAAATATCACCACTGCTTGGTCCTGTTGGTGCAGTTGAGCTATAAGTTCCTGCTTTGGGTGAAAACTTACCTGCTGTAACTACATACAAATCTAACTTATCAAGTTGATTAGTAAACCAATATGTACCTGTAGCTAATGTGCCAGTTGGTGTTGCAGATTGTGCTAATACTGTAGTTGCTGTTAAATCACCTACTGCGCCGCCTGTTGTTATTTCTCTAATAACAATAGTAGCTTTAGTATTTGCTTGTTGGTCTAACAAGTATTGACCTACTGTAGCTGTGCCGGTTGTTAATGCAGTTGTACTTGAACCATCTTGTGGAACAAAATCACCAATAGCTCCTGCACCGTCAGCTTGTGTAGTACTAATACCTTGTACTGTAGCAGATGTAAATGCTGTACCATTGTGTGTGCTTAGTGCTAGTGCTAAACCGTTGCCTGGGCGTGTTGTTTTAATCCAAACATCATTAGCCGCTGGACTTGCTGGTGCACTGAAGTGTTCATCATAAGTTACACCAATTGTGCCAGTCATGTCACTGTCGCTGTCCATAACTTCCCATGCGCCAGCTACACCATAAAAGTATTCAATACTCATTTGACGTGCGCCACTCACTGATGCTTCGTTATCAACGTGTACTACAACTAGGAATGTTCCATCTGTTGCACCACTTGCAGCAGTAGCTGGTGTGTGTACATCACCGCCAACGTCTGTACCATCATCTACGTTAATTTCAACTGCTGGAATTTTGTTAACCCATTTGCTAGTTGTGTTGTTCCACTGGTGGATACCATACTTACTTGCATCTGTGTCTAACCAAAGTGTGTTAGCAGTACTATACACCGCTGTTGGTGCAGTTGTACTATGTTCTAATTGTGCTAGATTTAAATCTGCTCTTACAACAAATGCTTGATTGCCTTGTCCTAAGTAGCTGTACGCTGCCATTAAACCATATTCGCTGGTTTCACTACCTTGTACAACTGAAACTCCATTTTTAGTGAAAGTTGGGTTACCAAAAAACTGTGACAACTCACGCTGGCTAGTAACTTTAATTACCTTGCCTGCTTGTGCTGATTTAGTAAATTTAGCTTTACCGTCCGCTTCACTACCAGTTGGATCTGTTTTATCTTGACGTGTTGCAACTAGTAGTAGTGGTACTGTACCAGCACCTGGGGCACCATAAGCACTTTCATCTACTACACTAACTTCAACACCTGCTGAGACTAATGCCATATTATCGCTCCTCTAAAGTAATTTGCTAGTAGTATTTACCAGGACCACTATATATCTAGGGGGTTACGGAGGTTAACCTAGCACTTAATGATTTCTTTAACTTTTATTAGCAGATCTTCTAGTGTGTTATCGTTATAGATAATTTGATTAAATTTTTCATCTGGTAATATCCATGCCCATTCACTTGGGTGTATATCTTCTGGTTTAACATTGTTATCTCTACAATTTGTAAACCAGTCTGGCAAATCTCCACGTCTTGCTTGCCAAACCTGACCTCCAATTTCTTGTATCATATCCATTTCATTGGGGAAACGCACATCAGGTATTACCCAATTATTATCTGGATTGTCTACTATACGTTGTTTAACAAGACTTACCCATATGCTATCATCAAATCCATTACGCATACAATCTGTACCAAATAATTGTAACACTAATCTAGGTGTAATAAGTTGACCAGTTTCTTTAGTCCAAAACGTATCTTCTTTTTCTCTCCATATTCGACTGCGGTCTGTATCGCCTTCTAATAAATCTCTATCCCAACCAAATACAGTTGCTACACCATCTTTAAGTTTGTCAGCAAAACTAAGTTTTTCAAATCCGTGATTTTCAACTAAAATATCGGCAACAGTTCCTTTTCCACTGCCGATTAGACCACATATACCAATTATCATTGATGCTCCAATTAAAAGTTATAATGTATAGTAAAGGATAATAGTTGCGATGTCAACCAATAATAACGCCAAGGCCCATTTGACCTTCAGCATAATATTTGAGATCATCTTCTAGCTTGTCCATTGACATTTGTGCATCGTTACGCAATGCATCAGCATTAAGGCTAGTACCGCCTTGCGGTCCTGCGATAGTATTAAACTTGCCTCTAGCTTCAGCTAGCATCAGTTTAGCATGAGCAAGAGCAAACTCTTTTAACCAAGGACCGCTATAAGGATCTACTAATAACTCTTCATCACTACGCTGTTTATAAACATGCAAGTAATAAGTGTCTTTTGCTTTAATTTTTCTGTGTAATAATAACTTCTTAGTAACAGTATTCCAGGTAAACATAATTTGTTCTCCAAACAATTTACCCAATGTTTCTCTGTGTTGACTAAGAGCATCAAATGTAGCCATGCCGCCTGCTCTACCACTATGTAATAGATAGCTATTTAAATATGCACTTTCGAATGGTTCAATGTCAGCGCCGTTGCCGGTTAGTGTTCCGCTACTGCGTCTATAGATATCATATACATCAACTATACTACTTTCTAACGTATATTCGCTTGTGTCCACTGCTACAGTTAACGGAATAAAAGATTCTTCAACTGAATTTTCACTGCGTTGTCTATATTTTTCAAAACTTTTATTAATAGATAGTTCATAGTGTTCAGGGTCGAGTTCTACATCAACCATTTGACCACCTAAACGTAGTTCTATCTCTTTTGTTAAGTCATCTCTCTGTGCCATACTAATATTTATCCGTTATAATAATCCGCAGTGTACTTGAGCAGTTGCTTTAGCTCTTTGCTATTAGGCTCAAATACAGTTCTATATCTAGCATAGCTAGGCAAGTCATTTTTGTATTGTTCTGGATTGCGTAGCACTTGCTCAGGATTATCTGTATCTTTTATTTCACTAGCTAAGTCACTGGCGTATGCCATAAGTTCGTGTGGGTCTCTAAGATATTCACGCATCCAATCTTGTTCATTGCCAGTTTTTCTAGCTATCTCAGTACCCTTTTGGTGACCACTTTTAATTTTGCCAACTTTATCTAGTCCTATCTTACTGTACTGGTTCCAGTGTATAGTTTCATGTGCTAACATACGCATCACAAGTTGTTTAAAAGTTTTTGGTCCGTATTTGCCTTGTAAATTCTTTGTGAACAAATACACTTGCATAAATCGTTCACCATTTTCTACACCAGCTTCTGCACTAATCCATTCATTAGGATCTTTGCGGTCCTGATCAGTAGCAAAAAACTCAATAGGTAAATCATCATGATTATTAGAGTTGAGTATTTCCTCAAGTTCGTTTATATCGTCAACGTCACCATTATCATCTAAGTAATCCTGGTACTCAGAGATACTATCATCTAATATCTCCTCTGCTTGACTCATAAACTCTTTGTCAGGTTCAACCCGTGCTTCTGCTATTACCTCAAATATCTTCATGCATGTATTTATTTGAATGCTTTGAGAATAATCGTATCGGCATTGAACCTGCCATTCATTTTAGTTTCAGTTGTTTTGAGATATCCAAATTGTGCTTTTAGTTTATGTTTGGTAACTTTTTTCCAGTTAGGCAGTATTTCTTCTGGCTTACGAACTGTTTTCTGCAAGCTACGGGTTTCGCTAAAGTGTTGTAGTGTAGTTCCTTTAACTTTAAACTGTGCATGATCATCTGCATAGTAAATGCCTATCTTACGATTCTTTGTGTTAAACACAACTACGGCAGTTGCATCAATGATCTCACTTGGGTTAACACTAGCAATACCAAAGTCTCCGTCACTAGGCTTAAACTTGAGCTTCTTAACTAGCTCTTGAGCACTTTTAACTTTGGGTTTACGCACTGCCCTGTTTTGTTTTTGCTCTGCTTTCATAATATCGATAGCATCGTACAATCTCTTATAAAAGTCTGTAAGTTCTTTTATCTGTGCTTTAGTATAAGTTTCATATCCCTCTGCAAGTTGTACTTGCATATCGTCACGTTTCTTAGGTGTTGGAAGATCAGCTAGTTCTTGTAGTTCTTCATAGCCGCCACTATACCAGTTTGTCACAAAACGCAAGTGTCCTAGATTAATTCCGTTCTTCTTAAACAATTTAATAGGATGTACATCTTTCAGTGGATTCTTTTTAGGATCACGCATCCAGTTATCAATCCATTCGTCTAGCTCGCCTGTTTTTTCTTCAGCCGCTTCTTGCAAACGTTCCTGTATGCTAGGAATATATATATTTTTAGTTGTAGATTTTTTCTCTTCGACAATAAGTTTACCGGCTTCTACAAGTTCAGTAACTTTGGGTTTGATATAATCTGTCATAGGAGCAATGTCACCATTTGTGCCAGGACATGCTTGCCAGTAATCTTGTTCTTTTTCATTATAGTCTGGACACCCGTCTAACAGCATACGACAGTAGATACCTACTAACCCTTCATGTTTAGCGGCTTTCTTTGCATTTGAAATATCTGATCTACTGTAATCATTTTGTTTCATCCAAGTAAACAAATGTTCAATATTTTCATTATGCTTGTAGTTCATATACCAGAAATCATTATTGTGACGTTTTAGTCTGTGAAACTTATCACCAGATAAATTTTCCCAACCTTCAAATCCAGGTGCTTGCAAGCCACGCTTACTAATACGCTTTAATGGCGTTTTCTTCTTGACTGCTCGACCTGTAATTTTATTCACTCTAGCCATACGAGTCTCCTCAAAGTTTTCTGTGTCTACTTACTAATATAACACCATTTACTTATTTGTCAACCTCTTAGATTTATGAGTTTCCAAACTTTGTGTGTATATCTCCGGTGCTATCATCGTAACAGTATCCGTCTGTTGCGTTGAACTCTCCCTTGATTGTTTCTAAAATAAAGTTACATTGTTCTAATGTTTGTAGACCATACACAGCCGTTGCATCCAATGTCATGTCCATGTCAGTTGACAGTAATAAGAATATGAATATTGTCTTCACTGGTATTCCCTTCGAAGTTTTCTTACTAATATAACACCGTTTGCTTATTTGTCAACCTTGTAGATTCACGATAAATAACTGTATGCCAAGATTAAGTTTATATAAACCGACCAAAACTAACGATTATCACTACATGGATAACTCTATCCGTGAGCAGTTTAGTATCGGAGGTACCGGAGTTCATGTACACAAATACATAGGACCAGCAGTAGGTAATGATAAGAATGACCCCAGCCAGCCCAACTATCTCAGTGGAACAGAAGTAGATCCACTTAGTGGAGAAGAAGTTAACGTAGGCGGCGTTATAAACGAAACAAAAATACAAGACTTGCTGTTTATGGAAAACAGAGACCGCAAGTATGACCAAGACATTTATGAATTACGTGGTGTCTACAATGTTCAAGATACAGATTTTGATCTAACACAATTTGGATTGTTTTTAAGTAACGATATGTTGTACATGACATTCCATATGAATGAAATGGTCGACATTGTAGGAAGAAAACTAATGCCAGGAGATGTATTAGAATTGCCACATCTTAGAGATGCACTATTATTGAGTAATGATAAGAAAGCTATTAACAAATATTATGTTATCAACGATGCGAACAGAGGTGCTGAAGGATTTAGTCAAACTTGGTATCCACATATTTGGCGTGTTAAACTAAGCCCACTTACAGACAGTCAAGAATACTACGATATACTTGGCGACAGTGATGATGCAAACAGTCTCAAAAATGATCTTAGTACATATAAAACAGAATTTAATATTAGCGATGCAATTATTTCTGCTGCAGATGCTGAAGATCCGACCGGAACAAGTTTAACAGATCACTTGTTTGGTTATGATGATGCTACAGCTGGAGGAATTGTTAACAAAGACGAAAACTATAATCACGGTGAATCTATTAGTACTGGAGATCAATTTCCAAGTAATCCCAATGAAGGCGAGTACTTTATTAGAAATGACTTTAGCCCAAATAGATTATTTGTTCGAAGAGGTAGTAAATGGCACAGACTATATGATAATATCACCGACAAAACATGGACAGACAGAACATATAATGCAAGTGGATTTATTAATAATCCAGACCGTACTACAATAGTAGACAATCAAGAATTTAAAGAACAACAGCCAATGAGCCAAGTAATTAAAACAAGAGCGGATAATACATAATGGCATACCAAGCTAGCAAAATCACAGCGGTTCCTTATTTCTACGACAAACAGTTGCGAAGATATATCCAACAATTTATTCGTATTTTTGCTGGCTTTCAAGTTGCAATGCACAGCGATTCTGAAGGTAATGTAGTTTATCAAACTGCACCTGTACGCTATGGTGACGTTAGTAGAATGGCGGCACACATAGTAAGAGAAAATTCTGAGAATATGACACAGACAACACCATTTATTAGTTGTCATGTAACTGGACTTGAAACCACACCTGATCGAAGAACATATGCACAATACGAAGAGAATGTGCCAGTTATTGAAAAACGTTTTGACGAAGCGACAGGTTCATATACAAACGAACAAGGAAATTCTTACAGTATTAAAAGACATCAACCTGTTCCTTACAATTTAACTATGCAAGTAGATGTGTGGACATCAAATACAGAACAGAAATTACAGTTGTTAGAACAGATACTAGTATTGTTTAATCCTACACTAAACATACATACTAGTAATAATTCTCTAGATTGGAGTACGCTTAGTTATGTTGAACTAATAGCAAGTACATGGAGTGTTAGAGCAATTCCTAGTGGTATTGATGATATTATTGATATCAGTACAATGACATTTACTATGCCTGTACTAATTAATCCACCAGCAAAAGTTACAAAACAATCTATTATTCATACTATCATTGACAATATTGACGATGTTAACGATGCTGGACTTGCAGCACTTAGAGCAGGAGGCGACTATAGTCCACTATTCACTAGCTACAAAGTTGTTACATTAGAAAACTTTAAGATGGCATTTTCAATGGATGCTAGCGGTGCAGGTACTGCACAATTACTAAACAGAGGTAATACAAATTTAGGTACAGACGGCAATCCATTAAATTGGGTAGAAGTATTTAAAGGATTTGGAGAATTTAGAGATGGTATAAGTCAACTTAGATTAAAGCAAACTAATAATCCAGCTGTAACTACAGGCGATATAATAGGAAATATTACGGTTAATAGTGTTAATGTTAATTTACTAGATATCACAATGGATGCTAGTACATTTCCAGCAAACACACAACCTGCAGTAGATGCAGCAATAAATCCACAGACGAATACACCAGGCGACGGAACTTTATCTGCGGCGACAGATGGCGACAGATATCTGCTTACAGAAGACGTAGCAGGAGGTGCAGGCTGGTTGGGCAGTGCAGCCAAGAAGCACGACATTATACAGTATGCACAAGGATCAAACACATGGAGTATCACATTTGACGCAAGTTTAAATGGATCAACAGTACAGCATACAACGAATACAACTACAAACGACAGATTAAAGTACAATGGCACCGAATGGGTGAATGCTTTTGAAGGAACTTACAATAGCGGATTTTGGCGCATATACCTGTAATGATACCCAACTCATTGTCTATCCCTTGGGGGAATAACGAAGATATTCGAAGTACTAGCATACAGTTTCATGCAACTGACAGTGAAACATTACTTGAACAAAATTTTAAAATTTTAAGAGATACAAATTGGCGTTGGTTAAATCAAAGTATCGAATATACTTTTAACGATAAAGGATTTAGATGTAATTTTGACTTTGATGATGATTTTGATTTTTCTAATTATATAGTAGTATTAGGATGTTCACACGTTACAGGAGTAGGCTCGCCAATGGAAGAAACAGTAACAGAACAATTATCTAATATCACAAAGTATCCTGTAATTAACATGGGTGTTCCTGGAGCAAGTAATAGTCTTATATTTCAAAATCTTGTTTGGATATTATCTAGGAAATATAAGCCTAAAAAAATAGTAGTAATATGGACTTCGTTATATAGAGATACGATATATACACAAAAAATGAAACGAATACAAATAAATGCAAGTCGGAAAGATAATTATTCGTTAGAAAGAAAGGAATTCTCTAACTATATGTCATCTGAATACATTACTGATTATCTAGAACGTGTTTCACTATCTCATTATGAGATGGTAAGTCATATGAGTAATATTGACGTTTATGCTTTTGATTTTTTTAATACTAGCAGTTATTTAGATTTAGCAAACAAAAACTTAGAACCTATATTCTTAAACAAGTTTAGCTTAGGAAGAGAAGAATTTTACCTTCATTGGCAAGAACAGCAGAGTACAGCAACCAAAGCATTCAGCGGAGAAATTAAGTTAGATACATTTCTAGATAGTTGGTTTGGCAGAGATCTTACGAACTTAGATCCAAATTTAAAACTAGTAGACAAACTATTTGCACACTTTGGGCCAATCACAAATAATTGGATTGCAAATTTTATTACAAGTAAGGTAATGTAACTATGATACAAGCAAGCGGCTGTTGTTTTTTAGCTTTAGACACAGGCAGAATAATGTTACAGCAAAGAAGCAAACGAAGCAGTCATCCACTAACTTGGAGTTTTTGGGGTGGTAAAGCTAAAAAAGACGAACGTCCTATCGAAACACTACTCAGAGAATGTAGAGAAGAAATAGGTATACTACCAGACATTGCCAAAGTGCATCCACTGCATACATTTTTAAGTGACGATGATAAGTTTACCTACAATACATATTGTGTTACAGTTTTTGAAGAATTTATACCTAGTTGTAATCATGAAAGCAGTGGGTACAGTTGGGTAAGCATAGACTGTTGGCCTAAGCCATTACACAGAGGTGCAAAGGTTGTATTATCAAATAAGCAACTGGTAGACAAACTAGTAACTATATACGAACGTGAAAGAGATCAAACTGATTTACCCAACTGGTTAGATAGTTTTTGATATAAATTCAGTACTCAAATCGATCTTTTCGTTTTCTTTAAAGAACTTATAAACTTTATCTGCTAGTATTTTATGGTTGTGTTCACTGAGATGATTTATCCTTTTGTCAAACATTGGTTTATCTTGTAACTGTGCAAATTCGTTTTTTTCAACAACACTTAAACATATTTTACCTGTTATATCGTGTGATGTAGTAGTACCAAATCCCGGTAGTAAACATAACATTACTTTTGAACTAAGTTTAGTTCGAATCCAACTTAAAAACCATTCATAATGAATATTGCTTATAAAATCATGTTGTTCTGCAAATTGCTCTATATAAGAATTAACGGCACTGCATTGTTTTTTAGTTAAAAATTTGTCAAAGTGATGTGAATTTGCAAATATATTTGAAAACTCAGGATGATCTTTTATTAACCATGTTCTATTCTGCTGTGTTGTAACAACAACCACGAAATCTCCGGGTTGCATTTGATCGTAATGTTTTGTAACTTCTTTCGAAATCCATTGATTACTTATTCCCGGTAGTGCCGCTATTTTTAGATCTGATTGTAATTTATAAGCAAGTTGTTTAGTCCAAGTCCAATCCGGATAATAGTCTTTGTCGTAGTTTTTATTTAATGGACTTACAAAACTATCTCCAAAAATCCATAGTTTACTCATTTCTGACTGTCACCTTTAGCAATTCGATAATTATCTTCTACACTATCAGGTGTACTTACTTCTACGATAATACTGTTATCCTCCATTGCAAGTAATTGATGAGGAAGCATAGGCTCGTTACGCCATGAGTCTCCTTTGTGTAACACATGGGTTTCCAATTCAGCATTGTCTGTATTCATAATATGTAATGTAAAACTACCATTCATTACATACCAGCTTTCGTCTTTTTCTTTATGAAAGTGCATACTAAACTTTGCACCTTTTTTGTCAAAAAACATAAGTTTGCCACAGTACTTGTCATTGGTGGCAAAAATTAATTCTCGTCCCCAACCTTTTTCCTGTACTCCGTTAAGTTGTGTCATAATACTATCCTTTTGATTGTATTTGTGGTACTTTGATTTTCTACTGTAGGTATAATTACAACTTCTGCTAGCTCATTACCGACCACAGTATCAACAGTGTAGTCTCCACCTTTTGTAATTATATCAGGTCGTATTCTTTCTATTAACTGTTGTGGTGTTTCTTCGTCAAACAATATAACCTCATCAACAAAATCTAAACTTTCGAGAAGAACTTTTCTATCAGTTTCAGTATTAATTGGTCTAGTATCACCTTTTAATCTTTTTACACTAGCATCAGTATTTAATCCAACTACAAGATGCTCTCCAAGTGCTTTACTGGCACGAAGCATTTCTATATGCCCTCTATGCAATAAGTCAAAACATCCATTTGTGAATACAACTGTAGGGCGAGGATCTAAGTCCTTCCAATGAATAACATAAACTCCATTGTGTTGCACACTAGCACCTGCACCTTTATTTGCCATTTCACAAGCATATTCTAAATTTTCACCAAAGTCTAAAAAATATGCCATAACAGCTAAAAATGTATCTCCTGCACCTGTAACATCATATACATCTTGTTGTTGTGTTGGATAATGTACATCATTTATCATGTAACCATCTGCACCTAGTGTTACGACCATATTAGTATCAACACCATTATTGTATTCTTCATATTCCTTTTTATTGGGTTTGATTACATCAGCACCTGCATATAAATCTAAATGTTGTTTTGGATCAACAATTATATAACAACCATTGTCTTTGAGTATCTTTATTAAACGTTGCGGATCTTGTATAGTACCTTTGTTATAGTCACTTATTACTACTGTACAATTATGCACACGTTCTTTTACATAATCAAATAATGTACTATTATCGATTGTTTGTTCTCTATCAATTCTAGTAATATAATGTTTGTCGGCATATATTCTTTGCTTTAGTGGCATATGTGTACAAAATAGTTCTACGGGCCAATCTGTAGTATCATTTCTATAACCAATAAGTGTAACATCATCTATTAGGCTTTTTATGTTATTATACACATTACCTGCACCACCCAGTTTACGTTCTGTCTTTTGGTGTTTTACGACAGGCACTGGTGCTTCAGGACTTAGCCTAGTGCTAGTTCCATAAACATATTCGTCTATAATTATATCACCTATTACTACAATCACAAATTTTCTTCTACAAATTGTTCGGGTGTAATAAACTTATAGTTGCCGATTCTATCTAGCAAACTAGTATTATCACTACAGGTGTACATTTGATATATGTTACGAAGTTCGTTTGGCACTTCAATATATTTTATCGATGCATTATACTTGTCTGCTATTAGCTCTCCCCATTGTTGAAAGCTATATGTACTACCTGTTCCTAAGTTACTTATAAAGCTAACATCTTGTGCATGTGTGTCATACATAATTTTTACCACATCGTCAACACAAATAAAATCTCTAAGCACATTATGACTATTATCAAACAATTCAATAAACCCATTGACTTGTGCTTGGTGTTTAAAGTTTGTATAAGGGCTAGCTTGTTGTGCAGAAATTTTATGTGATTCTCTATTACCATATACATTAAAGAAACGCCAACTTTGTATCTTAGACATTTCTATATAATTTATAAGCATATTATCACATATCATTTTAGTTGCGGCATACATGTTTTTAGGTGCTTCATTTTTCGAAGATTCTCTATTGTTGGAGCTATCACCGTATACACTAGCACTACTAGCAAAAACTATATCATTGCACTTTTCAGCTAACTCTCTTGTATATACAACATTAGATTGATATATACTATCCCAATCACTGCTACTAGTTTTACTGTTAGCGCCAAAGTGCCACAGTGTACAATCTTTAAGATTCATGTTTAGCAGTTCGTTTGGACTAATAAAGTCCATAAACTCTAATCCTGCTAAGTTAGCTACTTTATTACTACTTAGAGTATCCACACAAACAATGTTTCTAATGTTATTCTTGTTTAAATGTGCTACCATATTGCTACCGATAAAACCAGCCGCACCTGTGACGATATGCATGTTAACTCCTATTTTGTTTAATTATACTGTAGGAAGAATGTCTTGTCAACAATTAACTATAAATATAACTATGTTAAAGTACATTCAAGAATGGATAAAAGACTACAATGCTGTTCAGCGTGAATTCAATGAAATGGGGTACTTTACTATAAGTACATGGTCTGGTTCATGGACTCATATTGATAAAGAAATGTTTAAAGAGTACAATGATAGACAAAAACAAATTTCAAAGTGTAATAGCCAACTTAAAGAGTAGTGGCAATTATAGAGTATTCAACGACATACTCAGAGAGCGTGGAGAGTATCCACAAGCAATTTACTACGGGCCTTACAATATTAAAAACATCGTAAACTGGTGCAGTAATGATTATTTGGGTATGGGTCAGCACAAAGTTGTACTAGATGCAATGCACACTGCACTGGATCAAACCGGAGCAGGTAGCGGCGGTACTAGAAACATAGGAGGGACTAGTCATTATCATGTTGCTCTAGAATACGAACTTGCTAAACTACACAACAAAGAAAGTGCGTTGCTATTCACTAGTGCATATGTAGCAAACGAATGGACACTAATAGCACTTAGCAATATTATACCTGATATTGAATTTATAAGCGATAGTAAAAATCACGCTAGTTTAATAGCTGGAATTAGACACAGTGGTTCTACTAAGCATATATTTGCACACAACGATATAGACCAACTAGAAAGCATACTCAAAAATATAGACGGCACACCTTGTATTGTATTTGAAAGTGTATACAGCATGGACGGATATATAAGCTATATGGATGAGATATGTGACTTAGCTGAAAAATATGGTGCTATGACCTACATAGACGAAGTACATGCTGTTGGATTATATGGAGAAACCGGAGCAGGATATACACAACTGCTAGGACTACAAGATAATGTAGATATTGTAAACGGTACGCTAGGCAAAGCATTTGGATGCCAAGGAGGCTATATTGCAGGTGACGCAGTTGTTATTGATGCGATAAGAAGTGTAGCAAGTGGTTTTATTTTTACAACTAGTTTAAGTCCAGTTGTATGTGCTGGAGCATTAAGTAGCATAAAATATCTTTGTAGTGAGCATGGAGTTGAGTTGCGTAAACAACATCAAAATCGTGCAACGAGACTAAAGAAAATACTTAGACATAAAAATTTGAACATGATAGAAAACGAAACACATATTGTACCTGTTGTAATAGGAGATCCTGTGCGTTGTAAACAAGCCAGTGACACATTGCTAAATGATCATAACATTTATGTACAGCCAATTAACTACCCAACAGTACCA